TATAAATGAGGATCGATTCATTAAAAACTGAAGCTAAGAGACTTGGTCTTCGCGTCACTAAAAAGGTAAAAGGTAAACGCGTACCTTTAACAGAAAAGGAATTGAGTTTGAAAATTCAAAGACGACAGGCGCCGGCTTTGGACATTCAAGTTCGAGAAACGAAAAAACTTTTACGCGCGTGTAAATCCATGTTTAAAATAATGGATGCACCTACACGCATTCCTAAACCTAAAACCCCTGTTAGAAAACCATCTACACCACTTCCTATTAGACGTGTACCAGCTCCACCCCCAATACCACCAGCACCACCAGTTCCACCACGTCCCATGAAACGAAACATTCGCGCGAATTTAATGACTGCTTTGAAAGCCAATCTTGAAAAACGCGGTCTTAGAAAAAAACTAAACCAAATTTCTTAGTCATTGTCTTTTTAGCACTTACCAAATCGGGTTGACTCCAAAGAAGCCATCTCGACCAAAACCCCGCGGTATAAAAACCTGTTTTACCCCAGTTTTCTGTATCGCTTCTTATAACATCGAGCATGTTTGTGTGAATGAGTTTAGGATCAGTTTGTTTTTGAACCATATACGGAACGAATCCACCGTGTCGCGTTACGTAAGAACGCATTCGCACAGGATTCTTATGTATTGTATAGTCCGAGTATCCTCTCGCACCAAAGTCAACGTAACGTCCGTTTTCGAACGTTACGCGGAACTTTTTGTCGATTCTTGGACTCTTTTTTAAATGAACTCGGGTCATTTATTATATAGTTATAAAATTATTTTTAAAAAAGTCCTCTTCTTGTTTTATTTAATCTACCTCCAGCAACTGATCTTCCTCCTTGGGGAGTGCTAAGGCCGGTCGTTCTTGATTGTGTTTTTCTTCCCTGAACAGTTGAAAGACCAGGTGTTCTTCCGTGGTATTCGGTACTGTTTGTAGCTCTACTAGGTGTAGATGGGACTCTTGAAAATCCGTGTAAATTGTATATAATAATTTCGTTATTTTTGCTCATATCTAAAATCATTTTAGGCATTTTACCTACAAGATTATGTACCATAAACGCGTACATTAATGATAACGAACCGTCGTGTGTACCTAAACATAATTTATCTTTTATATCTTGTGTCGAGTTTTTATAATGTTTCATTAGAGATACGTTATACAATACTTGTGTAAAATCACCCATAAATTTTGAAATGGCTGTTACTGTAGTGTTTGCGTTATTTTTTCTAGTACCAACTGGTATGTCATTTTCATTTATTTTACATGTATAAGTATTGTTTTTATCGTCGAATCCCATTTTTACATTCATTTTATCATTAATATTAAAAGTCATTAATTGGAGACACCATTTAGCTGATGAAGATGGATCCTTAGATACGATCGTTGGTGCAAAAAATTTCAATCCTCTTTGTAAATAACCACTACCGGGGTCTGTTAAACTACCTACTGTAAATAATGGTTTTAATAGTCTCTGTTTATTTTTCTTTGAGTTAGATATTATTGATGAGATAGAACTTCCAACACCTGTAGTTGTACCTCGAGTGGCAGATCTTTCTGCATCTAACGTGATATATAAACTCTTGGTAATATCTAAATTGCTGGCTTTTATTGTTTGTTTTGACCATTCGTTAACACCGAATACTCCGTCAATATTTGTTTTTATAGCTGTTTCAAATCCTTTTTTAGCACTAATATTAGTATTAGTTTTATTTTTGTGAATAGAAGAAGGTGTTATTTTCATAATATTGTTCATCATGGTAGTAATTTTAAATTTTGGTATTTGATTACCAATTAATATTTTTGCAATATCACTGTTTAAAAATGTTTTGAAAGAATTACCTGTATACGTTCCATCGTGTACCATATCTAAATAAACTAAAAATAGAAAATTTAGATTAAAATCTTTATTTGAAGATTTTAAATCAATTTTGTTTTTAGAAAACTTTATATGTTTTGTATCTGAACTTATATGATTAACTTGTTTTTTCATAAGCGTAAATTGGTTATTTACGGTTTTTGCATTTTTAAAAACGTTTTGTGTATGTGTGTTTGGTACTATTCCTTTATTACTCTCGTATAAATAACTGAGTCCTCTCGCAACATTTTTGTTTTTTTGATTAGTAAAATTATTAATTCTAGATAATAATACTTCCGATAAGTTTTTAGATTTTGTAGAAGGTTGAGTAACTGTTGTCGGTTTTTTAGTTGTTGTCTGTTTTGGTGGTTTTTTATTTTCTGCCGGTTTAGGGTCATAAACTTTTTTACTAAAATTCGGTGGAATTCCTGTTCTTTGAGCTACTACTCCTCTTTTTCCATTTACTGGTTTACGAATTTTTTTTGAAATCGGACGTTCTGCACGAATACTTAAATACTTTCTGTAATTTTTATTTTGTTGTGTAATTGGTATAGGTATTTTAAATGGGTATTTACTATTAGTTGCATTTTTTGTTTTTACCCGTCTTGCAACTGATTTTTGATTATTATTGCTAAGAGGTCTTTTACTCGTTCCCTGTCTTGCAACTGATTTTTGATTATTATTGTTATTATTAGACACGTAAACTGTATCTGCCTTTCTACGAGAACCAATTGGTGTATCTGGTGTTGAACTCATTATTAACATGTACGTATATTTTTATACGAAAGGAAAACTTTTGTAGAAAAATACGTTTTTAAATTATTGTATGTAATTTTCGCCACGTTTGTAGCGCCTGTATAAAACAATTCCTAAAGTGAGTGATATTAACCAACACTGAAATTCTGATAATCCGTAAGGTTCTTGGATCATAAACATGTTTTTATATACTATATGATTTATTACTTTATGTATCTACTGTTTGTTTTGTAATCTTGCGAGCGTGTAGTGATGATAAAGATGTATTATGGCGAGTGTGAGTGATATGTAAGCTCCTGGACTACGTCTTATTTTTTTGTTCAGTAGTATGAGTAGGGCTATTGTGATTACGATAAGTGTTGGTAAGGCAAATAAAGCTATTTGTGTATCTGTTAGTTTTGGATCTTTAAGTTCGTTTGACATTTATATATCGTGAGAATATATTTCCATGTATAAAATTATTCTATCGTGTTCAGATTGGTTTTCGGCCCAGTGTGGTTCGCGTGCATCTAAGAGTAAAGCCTTACCGTTTTCTTCTACGTGTGTACCTATTACCGAGTGGTGGAGGAAACATTTTTCTGGACATTTTAACCCTAGGTGGTACGTGTATGAATAATCATCTCCAACATCGTCTGTATGTTCCTTTAATTTTACGCCACCTTTCATGAGTGAAAATCCAGCTATTTTTATTCCTTTTATTTTTGAAAGTAATTTTGCTGTTTTAGGACATTGTCTACAATTTCCAGATACTTGATTCCAGTTCCAAATGATTGGCCAACTTACCCATGAATCTTGTACATGGTCTTGTCCACCTTTTAACCACCCATAATTTCCTTTTTCGTATAAACTTACAATTTCTTGCATATGTTCTGAACCGTCCCATTCACCTTCTTTTCTTGGGATTTTGGATATGAAATTATTTGGTAAATTGTTTACCTCTTTTTGAATGACATCCGTGAACTTGTTTAGATCTTGTAATTTCATAATGTTGGTGTATATATTTTATAGATGTTTTCTACACACTGCCCTGTACATGTCTTTACCTCCAATTAAGTTTATTTCGTCGTTATCGACAATACGTTTAGTGAATGGTCCGTGTGTACCGTCCATACATTCCATACACATGGCTGATATTTTGAACACTTTATCGGCGAGGGGTATACAATCTATTATTTCACCTATCTTTTCCTGTTTATAATCACCGTCGAGACCTGCTAATAAAACGGTCTTGTTGTTAAATATAGCATTTTTAACGAATGATTTAAGTCCGGGAAAGAATTGAGCCTCGTCTATGGCAATAACATCTACGTTTGTATAATCTATGTTATCTAAATTTTCCGTTTTTATACATTCAAATTTCATGTTATCGTGTGTTCGTAAAACTTCTTCTGGTGATCGTGTATCGAGTGTTGAATTTAATACGAGAATATTTTTTCCTATAATTTTGTACCTTTTCAAACGTCGAACTAGTTCGGTTGTTTTACCGGAGAACATATTTCCCATAATAATTTTCAAACTCATTTATTTAATTTTGGTTTATTTTTTTAAATGAATTAAAGAATAATGGACTAGTTATATAAAATGACGAATACAGAAGATAAACTTTTAATTAAACGCCTTAGTATAGACGCAGTTTTGCCTACTCGACAATCACACGGATCCGTTGGTTATGATTTATATAGTCTTCAAGATCTAACTATTGAACCGGGTTCTCGAAATATCGTGAGTACGGGTATATGTGCGACTATCCCTGATGGGTGTTATGGTCGAATTGCCCCTCGTTCTGGTTTATCCGTGAAATATGGAATCCATGTAGGTGCAGGTGTTATCGATCCCGATTATACGGGTGAATTGCGTGTTAACCTATTTAATCTCGGAGCTATTCCTTACGAAATTAAAAAGGGTGATAGAATTGCGCAGTTAATTTTGGAAAGGTGTATGACACCTGTTATAAAAGAGGTTGACGAATTGAAGAAAACGTTGCGTGCTAATAGAGGTTTTGGGTCGACTGGTACGAATTAATTTAATATTTAGTTGCCGAATGCGACGCCACCCATACCATTCTTAATCCTGAGAATGTTATAGTTGACCGCATATGCACGAGTTAATTTTGGTGTATCCCCAGAAGTTGGTGAGTTTATAGCCAATTTTGCACTATCGATGCGCGAAAAGTTTAATGTACCAGTTGGTTGAGACTTGTTCATTGTAAGACAGAATGGCCACGTGGCGACGCATTCAGAATCGAGCGTTGGTGAAAGAACGGAGCAGTGTCTGGATGGCACAACCTTGCTGTAATATTCGTAGGACATGTTTTCGAAGAGTGGTGTTCCGTTAATGTACATGGTCGCGTCTGTGAACGAGTATTTAGTACTGTGATCTTCCGCGCACGCAATGTGAACGGCCTTAACTGGGTGGTTAAAGTACGTGAGATCGACGGACGTATCCGTGTGCGTCATTGGTTGGAATTGTGTTTGTGTGAAGAGAACTTCGTGTTCTTCAGTTGCGAAGAATTCACGTTCGGCGGTATCGAGAAACACGTACGAACCGTATGCTTTGTAACCATCCGCGTGAGCTGCAAAGTCTGAAGGTAACTTTATTCTGACTTCAACTTCGTGGTATTGGAGACCGACGAGTGGTAAAGATTTGGTCCAATCTTCGCTGAAGAAGAATGGTATGACGTATGATTTCGAGCTGGCATTTTCGCCGTTGTCGTAGCACGTTGTTGCGCACGAAGCCTTCGCTTGGGATTCGTTGTAGAGCACGTTATGGACACCCGCGACAAAGAGCGAATCCATTTTGCACACTTCTTGACCACCTATCCAGAGTGAGAATTCCGTTGGTGTTGACGAATTAGAATTAAACAAACTGTTCGTATCTGCATTTTTTAAGTTGATGTCTGTACCTTCAAGCCAGACGTAGCTTAAAAGATCTCCCTTGGATCTAATTGGGATAACAATTTCATTACCTGCACCGAACGAACCGATGTAATCGAGACGTTCTGGTTTTATCGCGAAGTTAGTGTGGCGTTTATAGTTTTGTCTGAAGAACGAGACTTGTGGGTCGCCTGTGATGTACACAT